GCTCTTGGGCATGCTGTTGCTCCATCTGTGTGCCGTCGAGCTGCGCTTTGGCTGAGATGGCTGCCACACGTTCGCGTGAAGCGTTGTTGATGTCGGCAATCGCAATCTTCGAGGCGTTGTCGTTCGTTGCGAGGCGTTGCTCCAGACCCATCTTCGCTTGTGCTTCGGCCAGTTTGGCTTCCAAGTCGCGCACCTTGTCCGCGTACTCGGCCTGCATGCGCTCACGTTCAAGCTGTTGGTTGGCCACAGCCTCTTCGGACTTGCGCTTGGTTTCAGCCATCTGTGTTTGCAACAGGGCCTGCGCGGCAGGATCGCTTGCTGCGGCTTGCTGCATCTGGGCTTGCTGGGCTTGCTGCATTTGCTGGACCAGTTGGCCGATGATTGGGTTGATGCCCCCGAATGTCTTCTGCGCGTCTTGGTTGACCAGCTGCGCGGCCATGGCCAACGCTTCTTGGGCGTCCTTGTCGAGCGGACGTTCTTCATTCAGCTTGAACGCATCTTCGCCGCCGGCGGCGTGGGCCACATACGCGCGCATGGATGACAGATAGTGCAGTGTCAAATGCTGCTTGATGTGTTCCATCATCAGCGGTGTCACTTGAGGCGCGATCAGCGGGCTGCCGCCGTATGCTGGGTCGGCCATGTACGCCAAGTGAACCTTGATGTGCGCAAGGTGATCTTGGTCTGGGAATGCAGCGGCATGGGTGCCCATGGTCATCTGCACGTTCTCCAGCGCTGGGTTGCTTTCGTTGACGCCTTGCGGATTTGGTAACACCTTCTCAATGTCTGGCACCTTCAACTGGCGCAGGATGCGCAAGTGGACTTCACGCATGTCGTACAGCTGAGGCGCTTGGCCGGCCAGCTGCATGACAGTCTGTGCTTGGCTGATGCGCTGAGTTTCGCTGAAGATGTTGGGGTCGCTGACCGGGCTAATGTCGCTGTTGTCCGCAAAGTCGGCAACCTCGATCTCTTCGCCGGACTGGTTGTCCATATCGTCCAAGTACCAGTAGTTCAAGCGCGACAGAATCTGCAAGCTCTTGGCTTGGCTGCGGTGCATGCGCGCGTGGATGCTGGAGAAGACCTTCGAGCCTTGTTCGATCAACGCTTGGGTGGTGCCCACTGGCGCATTGGCGTTGGTTTCGGCAATCCGGCCTTCGCTTGTCTTGACTACGCCTTTGGCTGCGTCAGTCAACCAACCCAGCAGATTGTACAACACGTTTGACGGTTGGTTGAACGGCATTGGCATGGCCAACTTGCGCACGTCATCCACGCCGGGGCTGCCTTCGATCTCAACCACTTGGGTTGGCTCGATGCGATCCGTCTGCCCGCCGATGCGGCCACCCTTGAGTTTCAACAAGGTCTGGCTGTTGTTGATGTGCGCCGAATCCATCAGCGCGCGCAAGCTGCCAGTCAAAGCGGCTGAGAGGCCACCGATCAAGTGAGGCATGCCGATCGCGTAAGCGCCGCGCCAAGGGATGAATTTGTACTCGACAATCCAGTCCAGCTTGCGCATGCGGGTGTCGCCGGACTCCCAGTTGCGGTACAGCGCCAGCACCTTGCCAGACAGCTCGTCAATGGTCAAGATGTATGGTGCGCGGGCACCCTTGGAAACAGAATCATCTTCCAAACGCAGGTAGCATGTGACTTCGTACACACGGCGCAGGCCGTCCACGTTCTTGCTTGGTTCTTCCCGGCCTTCGATTTTGTTGTTGGCCTTCTCTGAGCGGGTGACATGCTCAATGTCCAACTCAGCCTTGAACAGCTCCACGTCACGGTAGTCGCCCATCTCGACGCGCTGCTCATACGTATCCTGAGTGATGTCTTGCTGTTCAGTGATGCGCGCTGAGGAGTAGAAGTTGGTCGAGGAGAAAGGCAACAGAATGTTGTCGATCGGAATCCACTCAGACGCCGGACGATTCAAGTCGCGGTCAAATCGCCACTTCAAATATTGGCTGCCGCCCAAGGGCAACTGAGTGAACAACTGCTCCATCTCATCGCGGTATTCCTCGATTTGCTCTGTCAGCTGCCAGTTCAAGAAGTTGGTCTTGCGATCAGCAGACGCCAGCTTGCTAGTGTCCACGTCGCCTTTGATTTTGCTCTTGACCAAGCCGTCCGCCGGCAGCAGCTCTTTGCTTGCATTTGCCGCAAAGTCCACGCAGGCTTCCGCCATGATTGGGTGAACCACCTTGGACGCACCTTGGAAGCTTGCACCACCGGGGGCGTCATTGCCCATGCCGGTGCGGCGAATACCCTCTTCATACTGCTCATCACGCTTTTTGCGCGACTCACGGTCGATCTCGATCAGGTCCAAATACTCAAATGCGATGTTGTCCAGAACACCCTCATCCAATTCTTCGGCCAAGTTGACGTAAAAATCAGGGTTTTCTGACGGTTTTTGAGTTTCGGTGAAGTTGACGACAACCGAACCGTCTTCAAGCTCGATTACCTCTTGCTCGACGTCTTCTGTGTCCAAATCAAGCGCATCAGCGATTGCCTCGACCTCTTTTTGGTTGTCCAAGTCCTCATTGTCGCTCTCAACATGCGACAAAGCGGACAAATTACCGCCTGCTTGGATTGGGAGTAGGGGATTTTGACTCATTCTGGGATAATTCCTCGGTATTGGGATGGTAATCCGCCTTTATACGCGGGGTCAGATGCCTCTGGAGGCAACAAAACCGGCACATTTTCAGCAAAATTGACTGTTGGTTTGCCTTGAGCCCGCAAAGCCACGTTTTCTGGGTCGGCGTAGTTCACATAGCTGTTTTGGCCGCGTGTTTCAGCGGTCATGGCAGGTTCAGCCAGCGGGGAATACATCTGGCGGTGCGACAACCATGCGTTTTCTTCGCCCTTCGGACCAAACTGGTTCGGGGTTGCTGGGCCAAGGTGGCCATAGTAGTCATGCACTGCGCGGAATAGCTCGTTGGCATTGGCGCCAGTCTCAGGATCGATGTCCGAGAGGTACGGATGGCCATTGCCTTCACGATCGCCATACACTTGAAGCGGTTTGCCTTGCTCCAACTCTTGGCGCATCAGCTGCGCAGGGCGCAGTCCAGCCTGTTTGGCGCGGTGCAAGTAGTCTTTTTGCTCGTAGTCGGCATTGCCCCACCATTCCGTCTTGTTCGGAATAGTCTTGAATTGCTCTTTGGTTTCTTTGGCTGCTTGCGCATACGACGCTTTCATCAAGTCATCGTAGTGCTGCGCGCCTGTTTGCGCAATCAAATCTGGGTTGGCTTTACGGATAGCATGAAAAACCGCAGCCTTGTATGCAGGATCGTTCAGTTTGTACGCTTGCACACCGGCTTGGTGAGCTTTCCCGATCCACTCTTGGCGTTCGGCGCTGGACGGCGCGCTCATTCCAGCTTCGTGCTGGAACTTGTATGTCGGTAAGTCCGGGTTGCGCTTCATGTACTGTTCGGCCAGCTGCGCTTCCGGGTTTTTGGGAACTGCTTTTGCAGCCGCGCGTGCGGCGCGCAACTCAGCCAACTGGGGCAAGTTCATTGCCAAATCGATGGCGCCGCCCACGGTGTCACCTTCGCGGATGGAGTGGACCGCGCGGTCAACACCCAAACCCGCTGACGTTGCCGCAGCCACCGGATTGACCATGCCAACCGCATCCACCAAACCCATGTTCATGGGCAATGCGCTCGACGGGCCGCCCACTGCGGTCTGCGCCGCTCGGCGCGCAATTGGGCGACGAATGCCAATTGCTTCTAGGCCACGTTGGCCATAATCACCAAGGCGCTCACTGAGCGTTGGCTCCCACGCTTTCAGTTCGTCAGCCATTATCAGCGGCCTCCCACCATGAGGGCTGCCCTCATGTCACGGGGGCTGGGGATCATGCCGCCGGCGGCATATTTTTCTGTTGGGCGGCGACGCTTATCTTGCACTTCTTCCAAGCTCCAGTCCTTGGCGAACGAGCCGCGCTGTTCTGGTGCGGTGTCCAACAAGTAGTCACGTTTGAATTTGGGCTCCCAGTCAGATGGGTGCTTCGACACCGCGCGCTCTGACACGCCCGATGCACGGGCCACGTCACGCCAATCCTCAATGCCTGCACGGCCAGATGGGCGCTCTGCGATTGGGTTGAGCCCTGTGTAGTTGTGGCGCAAGGGGTTGATCGACGCATGGACTGCGTTGAGCACATCCTCATGATCGGGCTCGATGCCATGCAAGCGGAAGCTCTGGATCGCTTGATCGATCAGCTTGTCGTGTTTGCCCAACATGATTTCATCTGACAACCGATCCATCGACGGGGCCTCCAACGCGCCGGCCTGATTGGCAAACGGCTCGCTGGCGCTGGTCATCTGGGGGATATCACCCTCGGTGGTGCGCAACGCGCCCAGACCGCCAGCCTCTTCGGGCAGCTCCGGCGCCATCTCGCCCATTTGTTGGCGCGCGGCCAGCTCTTCGGTCGAGGGGGTGTAGGACTTGTTCCATGTGCGGTTCGATGTGCGGCCTGTGTTGGCCTGCGACATGAACTCATCTTGGGGGAAAGCGTTGACGTGCGGTGGCGCCATGACGTTGGCGCGGGCCGACTGGTTGACGGGCGACGTGCCGAACTGGTCGCGGGTGAACCCTTTGGCGCGCTCGGGGGTGACAGGCTCGCCAGTCACGGGGTGCGGCATGGTGCTGTATGGACGGCCTGAGCTGTCAACCAGCTGATTGGCGAACGGCTCCTGAGCTGCTGTGCGCGCCGCCGTTTGTGCGGGCTGGGGTGCTGGCTTGGCCAAGGAGACAATGTGGTCTTCTAGCTGCTTGACTTCTTCCGCTGAAGGTGCTTTGCCCGTTGCTCGGGTGTACTGACGAATTGCTTGTTGGATTCGGTTGCCAAACTGCTTCAAAATATCTTCGGCGATCTGGCCTCCGCCCGCATAGTGGGGCAAGTGAGCATTTTCGTACATCATCTGCATCGGGGTTTTAATTAAATTGGGCATTAAAGTCTCGGGTGGGTTTATTGTTCTTTTTGGTTGCCACTCCGGCCTCCTGTATTAAATCACCCATAATAGCGCCCAATCACGCCCGATTTGAATTCCTGCATGAAGTACCCCGCCAAGGGGATCAGTTTGGGGGCGTGATCCTCCAGCAACTCGCGCGGCACCGCGATCAGATCGTTTTGGGTCAGAAAGCTGTCCACCACATCGCCTTCTTGCTTTTCAACAATGAAAAACGGACGCAGGTAGGATCGAAACCTAAGCCGGCGCGTTTTCAGTTTGCGCCGGGCCACATCGTACCCGGCCCAGATGAGCGTCAAGCTGACACCTCTGCGTGTCATTTGCAGGGAGATATTCAAACCAATGTGTAGCGATTGGCCTTCTTTGCGGATGTGTATCATGCTGCGTATGGGTTGTAGACTTTGCGGGATGCAATCTCGTCTGCGTGGCGGAAGTCCCTGTCGGGTAGGGGGTCGAGCTGGAGCCAGCCTGAGTCGCGCAGGATGCGCAACCCTTGGCTCAAGGCGTCCACGTAGTCATCGTGGCCTTTGGCCTCTGGGAACGAACACACTTGGCGGATAAACCGTTTGGCCCAAGGCGCCACCTCGCCCGGCTTCTCCGGGTCTTCGGGGATGTACACCTTGCCCTTGGCAATCAAGGGCGCCACAATGTTCATGCGCTGCACCTTGTCCGCTTTGCCCGGGTTGTACGAGCGCACCGGCATACCGCCAGCTTGGAGTTCTTGGATCAGCGAGATGCCAGCGCTCTTGTCTTCCAGCAAGATCAAGTCCGCCTTTTTGCCTTTGGCGAATGTGTTGTCCGCACCGTAAACGACTTCCTTGTAGTCATCGCGCACCTTGCGGCGCAACTCAGGATAGGACAAATGCTCGTCCCATACGTCAAGGATCATCGCGCAGGTGCCGGCGTCCTCACGCTCAAAGATGCCAAACACCACACAGGCTGTCGGGTCATTGTGCGTTTTCTCCGACGCGGCGGGGTCATACGAGGCAATCACGTACTCCAACGTGGGGGTTGGTCGGTTGGCCGGCCACATCTTGAACCACTTGCGCTTGACAATACCCGCGTTCTCTGGGTCCAGAATTTCACCGTAAATCTCCTGCTTGCCAAGGTCGGTGCCCTCATACTGCTCCAGTTGTTTGAAGAACGTGGCGGACAAGTTGCTGCGGTTGTCATAAGAGCTGGCACGGGAGACGTACACATCGCCACCCACCTTGCCCTCATTCAAGTCGGTGATCAGCTCCAAGGGTTTGGGTGTGGTGGTGATGATCGACTGCACCCGCTCGATGCGGGGATCGCGCAGACGGAGCGTGAACTGAATCTGGTCATACGCATCGTCAATGTACTCGAACGCACACAACTCGTCCGCCCACATGCCGTGCCACTGTGTACCCCGGAAGCGCTCCGGCTCGGAGGCCGGGATGCCACGGATCATTGACCCATTCTTCAACGTAAGCTCAAACAGCGATTTGTTGTAGTCCTTGATCAGCGACTGCGGGACGATGTTGAGCAACCCCGAGTCCCCTTCAAAGCAAGTGGCCCGAATGTCGTTCGAGGTTGGCGCTGTCACCAACCAGCGCGTTTTGTCAAACTCCGCCGCGCGCAGGCCGATCCAGTTCGATGCCGTGTGGGTCTTGCCCGATCCGCGCCCGGCCAACAGCAAGAACGTATCGTACTCGTTGTCCTCGGGCTCTCGTTGGTGAGGGAGGGCGGTCAGGTGCCAACGCACCTTCCACAGCGCGAAGTCAAGCGCCTCTTTTGGCCAACCTTTGTTTTTGGCCGCAAAGTCGGCCAGAATCTTCTCTTGTGCTGGTGTCATGGTATCAAAGTGATAAATCCCTCGCTGACGAGGATTGCATTTGCTGGGTCTTCAGTCTTCAAGTACACGCACTCCCTGACCCGCGCATCTTCCACGCGCCGGACGCGCCGGTACTCTAGGTCCAGTGGCTTGTTTGGTGGCAGCTGATCTTCGATCAGTCTCATAAAGCTCCTGAAGCTGACACGAAAATAGAAGCTGTGTTTGTTGTAGACGATGGAACTGCGCATCCCGAACGACTCCACAAGATTCTGAATCTGCCGGGCCAAGGTCTGATCCATCACGGCCAGAGAGAACAGGGTTGTTGTTTTGTTGAAACATTTGGGCTTCTTGCTCAGTATGCCCCTCAGCAACGCCAGCCGCTGCTCAAAGGACGCAAACAGGTATTCTTCCGGTATTCGGTTGGGCACAATCGCATACCGCTCCATGAGTTCGCGGCTGATCGTCGTCTGGGCCATGCGCCGCCGCTCCCTTGGCTCCATGATCCATTGGCCGAACACATACGGGTCAACTGGCAGCGCAGCCTCTATGGGGCGGATCGGTTGACACACAGGGATGCGGCAGCGGCCCGCCTCTCTGCGCATGATGCTCTCCGCGTTTTTGGGTGTGACCGTGCCCTTTCTTGGCAATATCCTGCTGGCGCTCCACAGCCGCAACGAGGTGAACTCAATGTAGGAGTACGCCGGAATCCCTGCGCGCCCGTCTACCACCAAGGTCAGGCCATCTTTCATCCAGACCTTGAAGCACTTGCGCGGCGTGTACTTCTGAACCAACGTGACCTTGACTGGCCGGCCATTCTGCCCGAACACCTCATCACCAACCTGAATCATTCCCGCCGGCAGCCAGCCCTTTGTGGTGGGCACCGGGATGCGCGCGTCAAACCCCATTGAAATCGCTGGTGAAGGGGGTCAGCAACCTGACCATCAAGGGGAAATCACCTAACGTCTCATGGAGTTTCTCCAACGTGACTGGTTGGCGGCGCATTTGACGATACGCTTTTCGGCACAAAGCCAACTCTTCCGGGTCAGTAATCATGTTCAACCACCCTTTAGGTAGTCGGTCAGAAGTTCGGACGTACTTGCCCATCCGTAGCGACTTATCCTTGTTGCGGACACGATCAAGTGATTCGGGGACAAGCCAAATCTCAACATAGGTTCCGTCCGCCTTCAGTCTGCGGGTGTACTTATAAAACAACCGGCCATCTTCGCGCTCATCACCCCGCTTAAAAGGCTGGTTGGTTTGCGGGTTCATTCTTTGAGTCATCGTTATCCTTGAAATTTGCACTCTTCCTGCATACAACAACACATTTATCCCCGACTTATCGCCCTAAAAGCAAAATTGAGGAATGTATCCCGTCAACTGAGAGGCAAACTCCGAAAAAACCAAACAGTCGTCGTGGACATCCTACACACTACTTGTCGTGGTTAACTTGGCGGCAGCCCTTATTCCATGCGGTGTCCCGACAATAACTGTGTAGGGTAGGATGGGTGTCGGG